CCACTTGAGCCCTCTTGCTTTAGCAATACTTGCTAATAGTATGTGCCTATGCACACCTTTAAATTCACTATTGCCGACAACATTTAAACTAAACTTCTGCCAGGTTGGATTACCAAACATAAAGTCTGTTTGTACATAACCATTCTTGGGATCACCGTTTATAGGTGCTTTGTAATGAACACTGTCGCCCGACTTAGCGATATCTTTATCGTCGACACCCTTTGCCTTCAATGACTGTATTAATTGGTCTTTTGTTGTTTTACTAACGTCAACTGCTAAATCTAAGTCACCACTAGTTGCAGTGTTTCCTGTACTACCTAACATATTATCTAATAGAGACAGTCCGGTTAATGATTGTAAGAACTTAACTGTTGGCTTAACGTCCGCAAGATTAATCCTTTGTGTTAAAGGTGTTCCGGTTTCATCTTTGAATACGTTTCCACCTTCAAGTATTATCATGCTTTGATGACCTTCTTCTCAACTCCGGCTCTAATTCTATCGTATATTTCTTTCTGCTCTGGATCGTCGAGATCTAATTCCATAGTACCAACTTTGGCAATCTTGCGAATGGGATCAACTACAAATGGTGCAGTATCTTTTGATGCTGGTTGTCCTGGTTGTGCTTTTATGTTGTCTATTTCTGAATCTGGGTCCAATGCCAACTTGCTTGCACTAGTTAATATTGTACTGAATAATTTTAGTGTTTGAGCTGGGTTGTCAATAATCGTTTTTACTAGCGTCTTAACTTCCCCTTGGAAGATGCCGCTGGCGCTTTTTAAGGAATAATCTCCTAATAGATTATTGTCTATCCATGTAGTTAACTTGTCTGTCTCTTGTTGTTTTGTTAGGGGGTTGTAATCATTGATACGTTCTAGATTTTGTTTCATCTTACCCCAAGCTCTTGCGGCTACTTGCGACATTTGTGCTATTGCTTGAGCGTTTACACGAGTGTCTCTACTTTGTGTGTATCCTTGAACGGCCGCTTTGGTACTCTGTACAAGTTTGGGTAGAATGCCTGCTTCTGTGATTTCATTAATCTTCATCTTTGCGCCTCACTGACCTATAAAACTTCTTAGGATCTCTGGTTTTAATAGCATTAACAAACTTGCGTTGAAGATCGTCTGCTTGGTCTTTGTCATATGATGCTTCTATCTGTTCAAACAGATTGATTGCTGACTGTATAATGTTACTCGCACGACTTTCAACAAGATGTTTTTTGTCTTTAGGAATGTGTAAATCATTTAACTCGTCTAATATACTTCTAGTCTTTTTTTGCATGGTTAGTTGTTCTCTCTAGTTTGTATATTTATCAGGAACCGCAAACATCGTTACTGTGTTTTAATCTGACTAAGTAGACTTTTTAATTTGCTACTTTGTATGTCAGCTGTTACTTTACCGTCTTCTTTTTTAGAGTCTGTTGCTCCATCAGACACTGTGCTAGTAGATTTAACTGAGTCCATAATTTTGCTACCGCTTGGTGATGGTCTATTGTAATCACTCTGCCCTTCTTCACCTAGATCTGTGATACGCAAAGTATCTACGTTGAACTCTAAATCTACTTTTTGTCCAACACCCGAACTTGATCTAGTCTTCATTAACTGTATTTGATATCTGCCACGTTCTCGCATTGCACGACTTGTAAAGATACCAAACACATTATCAGCAGTATTAATTTTACTCAACCCACCTGCAATGTGACTGTGATCAAACTCTACTTCTTCTACGGCTCCACGATTCAACTGCGATGCTGTAACAAATATAATGTCTAATTCTTTTGCTAGGTTACGTAATTCTTCAGACACATACTTGTCTTTAACAAACAAATCGTTTGGCGACACTTTAGCACTCACTGGCATTAACAAATCCAAATAGTCAACACAAAGAAAGTCTGGCTTTTTACCTGTTTGTATTTCAAGTTCTTTCATATATGCTCTGATGTCATTTACTGTTGACTGTGCTGGCATATATTTGATACGCAAGTGTCCTGCTTTTTTACCGGCAAGTTTAACTTTCATTTCAACATTATCAATATCTCTAAATATTTCTTTTGATGCAGTGTTTGTCATCATTGAATCCATTCGCATAGCACACAAGCCTTCGCTTAGTTCTAGTGTTAGATAACAACCATTCATTCCCAGCATTGCCCAGTTTACTGCCATGTTCTGCATAAACAAACTTTTACCTGATCCGGAACCACCTGCCCATATTTGTAGTTCGCCTCTGTTAAATCCGCCATACAATAATCTATCTAACATTGGCCAGCCTGTTGACACTTGCCCGTTACTAGACTTAATTTCCATTAGTCTACCTTTGGGATCTAAAAAGTAATCTGTCCCCATGTCTTTTGTTAATGATATTTGTACTGCATCTTTGATTAATTTTTCTACAGGTCCGTAGTCACCTTTCTCTAATAAGTCCGCTGACTTTAAAATTGCACGTTCTAGCTCTTGTCTACGTGTAAAACTTTCAAACTCTTCCATAAACCAATCAAAGTGCCCGTCTTTGGCTTCAGGTATCGGTGTTAATTGAATTTTAGTAACAGCAGATACCTGCTTCATGTCAGGCATAGTGTTATGTTTGTCTGCGTGGTCTTTAATAAACTTTGCACATTCTATTAGACTACGATCAAAATTTTCTGGATTAAAGATATTTTGTATACGAGTATAACTCTGTGCATCTTGCAACATCATTTCAAGAAATAATCTTTGTATGTCAGTTCCGTATTCTTTTAACAAGTTTCTTCCTCATAAGTTCAATTTTAATCTTACTAGTTTCTCTGTTATTCATAATAGTTATCAGAGTTCCTAATCTGCCATAACGTTTTACTGCATCATTTACATCTTTAACACCTTCGTGCCATTCAGGCATACTTACTGCCCACCCTAATTCTACTGCTCGATCGACAAGTTTTAATCCTGCCTCGTCTTGGTCTGGTACTACTGTTATTTCTTTACGCAAGCTGGTAATCAGTTGTGCTTGCTTTGCATTAATATCATTATGTAATACTGCTAAACAATTCAGACTAAGTGCATCAAATATCCCTTCAACTACTATAGCTTGTGTCCAATGATCTTGTTGTAAGTCAGTTCCAAACACATAGCCCTGTTGCTGTTCATTGATAAACTTTGGTTGCCTATCATCTAAGTATCTAGCTGACCAGCCAACTATTACTCCATCATATGTATATGGTATAACAATACGCTCTGCTTGTCTACCTTTTTGGTCTGGACTTATCATATAAGGATAGTCACCTGGATCAACTGCTCTAGACTCTAGATATTCAACATATGGTTGATCTGATTCTTCTATTAGTCTTAATTCCTTAGGTAACTCTAATGTGTCAAATGTTACTTTTGTAAGTTTAGTTTGTGTTCTATCTTCTGCTAGCTGACCAATATCTTTATGTCTTAAACTTTCTAAGTTAAGTGTTGAAATTGTGTTCTGATCAACACCCATCCAAGCCAACAGCTTACGAGTTTTAAATGACAGTGTTCTGCCCAGTTTAAAACTTGCTTTGTAACCACAATTGAAACAGTGATAACTCCAGTTTTCTCCATCTGGCTTTATACCGCCTCGCTTTCTTTTATCTGCCCTTTCTCCATTATGCTGGCAACAGACTGCATTGAATGAAACCCATCCACTTGAAGTTTGTTTGTGTTTGCCCGGTATAACAGATAAGATATCTAACATCAAACTAGTATAACAGAATTTATCTCCGGAATCAACTGTTTTGATATCATTTGGTGACCAATTTCATTGGGGTGTCCGCCCGGACATGTAACTAATTCTTTCTCAGGATGTCTTACTATCCAACTACAGTAATTACGCTCGGGCCATAACAATGTAGGAACATCTACAGGAGTAGCCGGAGGCATAATATGGAATTGTATCATTGGTATGTTTAGTCTAGCACTTTTACCATCAAATAATCCAACAGCTTGTTCGTAATTGTATTGGCGTAGCTCTTCACAGTCACTATACGCAATTAATTTTTTCCCTACGTCACGAAAATGATCAGGAATAATACTACTACCATATTCGACCCAGGCTGAATGTATAAACTTATTCCAGACAGGGTCGTTTGAATAATGTTTATGTTTAGGGTCAAATAAACTAAAGCGATCGTTGTCCGTCGTTCCGTGTAATACTAGACATTCTTCTGGATTAGGTTCGAGTCTTAACCACCAAAGAAAAGTCCACATGGCACTTTGTAAACTACCGCCAGGTATGCCAAAGTTTTCAACAGGCACATCGTAGTGCTGACCCAATAGACCTAAGAAGCAACGACTTTCTCTATAGTCAACATTCTGAGTCCAGCAAGAATGTGCTTCTTTATCTTGTTTAGCTACTGTAGGATCTAATAGTTCGTCACCGTAAATCCAGCTGTCACCGAATCCAACGATTTTTTTGATTTTGTTCAAATAGTGCCTATCTTATTTTAATTTCTGATATGCTACCACTTGTTTCTTCTATACGTAATCTAAGATACGGATGGTAACCTGATATAGTTATATATCCGGTTGAGCTAGATGCCGACAAAGAAGTCTTCGACCCTATGTTATACCACAAATTATCATCTGCTGTTGCACCTTCAACTTGAATGTCTCCGGTAAATGCACTAGGTTTATATTGTACAGATTGCACATCATTAGTACCGTTCCATTCGCTTGAGTAATGAGTAGTAATACCTGCACCATCATAGTAACTTGGAATTGTAACTGTTGTACTTTGGGTGTGTGTCGGCATAATTGAATCGACGATATCAACAACACCTCTACCACCAAGGTTGTCATCAACAAATACTGCATCATTCAATGCACTAGTTGAAAGACTACGTTCAATTGTATAGTGTGCCGTTTGTGTATCTAATGCATCTAAATCCTGCTCAGTTACTGTAACCGATGCAGTACCTTTAGTAGCGTCAATGGCATCCATAGTTTTAGCAAGAATTAAATCACTGCCTTCACCATTGATTAACCTAAACGTGAAGGTTGCTGTGGAATTATTAACAGGTTTTTGGTCCTGATTAACAAATGTAAACACTAAGACGTTGTCTGTGCCTTTGTGTAATTTTAATTTTTTTGCATACACGGGATTGTACCTCACTGATGTTAGAGCCTGAGTGGTGTCTCGTAATACCACTTGGTGTTTTTGCTTATATAAATAGACTTGAGTTGTAAACATATAGAGTATTTATCAGTCAATGAGTAATGAGTTCTTTAAAGAGTTATCAGACAAGTATCCATTTGTTACAGTAGTCAGTTATGCTGGTGCCGAGTACGTTGGTATTATGCAAAATCGCGACACTACTGTTACTACTCTCTATGACTTTGGCCGCATTGTAGATTTAGAATTAAAACAACGGTTCTTAGAACTTGCTAATGTTTGGTGGTGGGAATCAAATCGTTCAATACCAATTAACATATTCCTTAGAGAAGAATGGTTAATATTTAAACCTTACCTAAACACATTCATTAATAAAGATTTAGTAATACTGTTGGGCCCGTGTATTAGTTTAAGTGATCTAGCCAAGAGGCGTACTAAGAAAAAATCAATTACACTCGTTCGTCGAGTTGACTAAGAAATAGATCAATCTGATCGCTAGTGTCTGTTCCGTAATTGCCCCACAACTTCCAAAAGTGTTCAATATTATAATCTAAAATTGGTTGACAGTCTTGTATAAATTGATCAAGGTCTAAACTTAATAATCTTTTTATTTCCGTTACTATCCAAGTACCGCTGTCCATCCATCTATTCATACCTGCAAAGTCTTCTCTAATAATACCATCAAATGTTTTAAATCCTAATTCTTTTAATCGTTTGTAATGGTTTGCACTAGCTAGTGCCAAGAAAGGATGTCCTGCTATAATAGGCTTCCATGTCTTTTCACTTATAAGACTGTATCGATGTAACACTGCACTTTCAGCAAACACTGAAAAATATGTGTCGGTGTACTGTTTAACTATAGCTGGACCTGCCGCCCACGTATCCCAATCAATTAAATCTTTTCCTGACTGCGGGTCATACTCTTGAGGCAATTTATTTGCTAAAGGAGCACTGGCATCATCCATATTTATATTTGACCACAATGCAGTATCAAGTAACCCTTGACCGTGCAAGTCTCTAATCAATCTAGATCTATGCTGTCTTTGTCTATTATTAAGAAATAAAAATGTATACGGACGCTCGTACTGTCGTATCATAAGGTGCTTGTTATCTTGATTAGCGTTACCAGTTAGCCACATCATATATTCAATGTTTAACGAATTTATTTGTTCAGGCATTTCACCAGAGCAGATAATACTAAACTTTTTATCTAATGCTAGCTGTAGCAAACCATCCTGGTCCAGGTGTCTGATTAGCGTGCTGGAGCCTTCTGTGCAGTTCTCTAATACAACATGCTCATTGGTATTCTTTATATAATCTATATGGGCCTTAGTGTCGTTACAATAAGTAGCAACTGGAATTATCTTTATTGCATCTTTTGGTAGGTTGGGTAGTTCTGCTGTTGTGTAATGGTCAGCACGGTTATAAAAGTCTTTAAGTTTACTGCTCTCGTGTATGTAAATTTTCATCTAATAACTCTAATAATTCTTCTTTAGATAAAATACTGTTGCTACCTTTAGCAATATTTTCTTTTGCTGGTATAACCTGTAAATTAGCAGGATGACTTATCTGATCAACCGTAAAGTTTGCATAGTATCCTTCTAATATAGACATCTTGTGATCAACATGATAAGTCTGCTGTCCTAGAATATATCCCTTTTCTTTTGCCCAGGCTAGTGCTACACGCCTGCATCTTCTGGCAAACGCTCTATAATCTTTAGCATCCTCTGGTTTTAGTATTGCTCTATCTTTTGTTGCTTGTATAGACTTAGCACGTGCCTCTTTGTTAAAAACAACCTGATCTTCAAATATTTTTTTAGTTTTTTCTTTACGTTCTGTATCACCTTGCCAAGATTGTTTTGTTCTTTGCGATAGTTGTTCTAAATAACTTGGACATTTTTGCCATTCTCTATCACAAGTATATTTTCCGCCTGTATTTCTGTGAATTGCCTTTTGCCCACAGCCAAAATGACATAATTCATCGTTAGGTATAAGTTGATGTGTTTTCTTATGATAATGAAACATAGTAGGATTATTTGCTACATACTCACAATCAGGACATTTTCTTGGATATTTTATCATACTATTATTTATCATAGTATTTAAAAAAGCACACGCTATTTTGTTTCTAAGTCTGCAATTAACTTCATATGTAAGGTTACTAAGACTGAGTAAGAAATTGCGTGACTTTTCTTAAAGAAATAACTACCATCATTTGGCACAGTCCATATGTCTTTACTTATATCTGACCAATTCTTTCCTACTAGATGTCGTTTACCTGGACGTATCAATGCTAAAAACATAGCCATACGAGGTATCGAATCTAATTCTAAATTACTATTAAGATCATAATGATTACCTATGTGTATGACCTGTTCAAAGAACTCACGTTCTTGTAATCTATGCCAGGGAGTGTCACGTACCATTAGTTCATCATAGTGTGCCTGATCTTTAATCAACTTGTAAACATTAACATTAAGGAAGTCAATCTTAAAATAACCACGCTCTTCCGCTGATTGGTAATCAATTGATGCTGTGTCTGTCAATGGGTTATAAGGAATGTCTGTTACATACACTCCTGAGTTATGTTTACGCATGCCCTGATCATTATTCTGCATTGCAGAAGTGTGCTTAATTAATTTAAGTATATCATCGCGATCAGCGAAGTCAATATCAACGTCTGTATTAAATTTTACCATCCTGCTTGTTTTAACATTTCCTTAACATATTCAGTATCACCTGGATAATCTTTTAATAATTTTGACCAACGGTCAGGATTAATAAATTCATAAACAATAGCTAACTGTTCTTGATTTAGGTTCTCTAATAGGTCATGTCCTGTTGGGCAATTAAATATAATCCATCCTGTTACTCTGCCAGTAACTATATAATGACAAAGTTTGTTCGTATTTCCATATCTTAAAAAGTCTTCACTTGGTGAGTTAACTTCTTCTGCCCAATCCATTGATGTTTCTAATGCTCTGGTTAATGCGTCTGTGGCATTTTCTCTAAAGATATATTCCTTTAAGAATTCGTCATACATCTTGTCACTGCCCCAATAGTCTATACGTTTATTGTTTTTCAGCAACCATTCAGTAAATCTAACTGAATTAACAACACGAGAATTTACACAATAATTAGCAAACTTAATAAATGCTTTATAGTATGCTGATGTTGCAAAGGCATCAAACGTTTTTGTCTTTGCTGATCCTTGAGTAGTTTCATAAAACTTTAAGTAACTTTGAAATGCTGTTCGACTTGCCGGGTCATTCTTATGCTGAAAGCGTTTCCTTTGCTCGCAGACATGCACTGCTAGCGTAGTTTCTTTACGAAACTCACGATCACAATACTTACATTTAAAAGTCTGCTTTAATTCGCTTGTCATCCCATCCTAACTCTTTAACGTATTGTTTAATTTCTTTAACTGTGTTCATTTCTAAAAACATATCCATCTCGTCTGACTTCATGTTTGGAAACAATTCTGCTACTACTTTTCTTATTTTGTTAGTTGACTTACCTTCTTTCTTTTTGGCCGCAAGCCAATAGTGAAACTGTTTGCCCATGTTAGGACTAACTGCTGTACACATCAACCATTGTAGTTTTGTGTGCTTGTTTAAGTCAAAGAAGTACTTGTTTACAAACTTGTTAGTTGCCATTAAGTAATATGCTTGTAAGTCTTCAGCTCCGCCAACACTTGCACCATAACGTAACATCAGGTATGTTGAGAACTGTTTCTTTTCTTCTTCAGTAAACTTGTTATAGTAGTCTCTGTCCTTACGATCAAAGGCCGCCATTTCATTACCAATGTATAAAGGTGAACTATTATTTGCCATTAGAATGATAAAGTGTAATTAACAATTTCACAGTTACGACTTATGTCCTTGACAAAATAACAACACTTTGGAGTAGGCCCGTCCTCTAGAGGAACTGTTAATAGCTGTCCATTTTTTAATTTAGGTGAATACCACGAAACATCTTGATAGACATCTACAATTTCTATGTCTAAGAAACTTGGTCTAAAGTCTGTTAAACTATTAAACTGAAATGCCCTAAACCCTCGATCATTAATTGACGTTAGTGGTAATACTTCTAGATCACCCACATCTGGTTCACCAATAAGTATCTGCCAATCTACAGGCATTTTAATAGTATATTCGCCTATCTTTAATACCAACGCCGGTGAGTTAAACGATTCTAAAAAGATCAATGGAATCCAATGATAGTCTG